TGGAGCTTGCTCCTTTTCCCAGATCTTCCACCACTCTCTTTTGACAATCGCACCCTCTTCAGCCGTGGGATTTTGCTGGTACTGAGCGTTCCACTTACCCGGTGGGAGTTCATCCCTTAGAGCAGACAGTTCCTCATACGACCAAAACTCAGGCCACAGAGGTTTCCCAGACGGCATGATCGCCGGGAGTTCAATAATCTCCCACTGATCTTCTTTTCCTAGTTCGCCAGCGGTCTTAAGAATTTTCCCAGTTAAGTCCGACTTCGACCACCTAGTCATAATGACCACGATAGCTCCCCCAGGCTGGAGACGCTGTCTAGGGCCAGATGAGTACCACTCAAACACAGAGTCGTAGATCTCCGGTCTTCCTGCGGCCAGGGCAGCTTCTTGCTCCGAGTGCGGGTCGTCAATGATCAACAGGTCCGCACCCTTACCCGTCATCGTGCCGCCAACGCCGATAGCAAAGTACTCCCCATTCCTATTAGTAGCCCATCTTCCAGCGGACTTAGAGTCCTGTCTCAAAGCCACATCTGGAAATATCTTCGCGTACTCTTCAGACCCCACCAAGTTACGAACCTTCCGGCCAAAGTTCACAGCCAAGTCCGCAGTGTTCGATGCCTGGATCACCTTCTTCTCAGGGTACTTGCCAAGGAACCAGCTCGGAAGCAAGTACGACCCAAACTCAGACTTTGTGTGCCGAGGGCCTAAATTTATGATCAGCCTCTTCAACTTCCCTTCCGCGATCTCCTCAAACTTCTTAGCCATCACCGCATGATGTCGCCCATGAATGAACCCCGGCCACATCTTCTTAACATACGCCATGAAGCTCTTCTGGCACCTCTCCCTGTCCACAGCATCCTTGTAATCCTGCACCTGCTGTAACAGCTTCTCCTGATCCGCAGGAGACAGACTCGCCACTAGATCATCTAGCTTCATTCCATACCCTTGAATGAAATGTAAGTGGGCCGCACAGACCTTCCCATCCCCTCAACCCTCTTCAGAGCACCTAGCTTCACAAGACGGTCCACAATCTTCTTCGTAGACCCAAGGCCAGGCTTACCACGTAGCTCACAAATATTCCTGAGACTCGGCCCGTATCCAAACCGCTCCCACCACACATCTATCGCTAAGAACACTTCTTTCTGAGCCTCTGTCATCCCCATCTCCAACGTCTCTTCCTTAGACCCGTACACCTTTCGCAACGGACTTTGCAAAACTTTCTTCGTGCGCCACTTCTTGACAGGTCTGTTTTCCATTACAAATCAACAACTTAGCGCACTTTCTTCAACAATCACTTTTGTGTCGTTAATATTTACGGTGCCAAAATTTAGCCCCAAAATTTTTGGTGCCCCCCACCACTTTTTGTTTGGCAAGCTACCGGGGGGTGTCGCCAGATCGAGGGGGTGGGTGAGGAGCGGAGCGTTAATATTTACGGATCCATCCAAGTGCAAGAGCGTTGGTGTGGAATAGTATGTTTAAGGCAGCGGGACTCCGCTGCTGCCATCGGGGGGGTCCGGGGTGGGTGGGGTCGCGCCATCGGGCTCGTCCGTGCTGGTGTCGCTGTCGGCAGCGTTAATATTTACGCTAGCCTCACCGTTAATATTTACGCCTGACAGCTCCCGCAACAGTGAATCAGCGTCGGCTTCAATAACTGTTGCATCCTGCGCTTGTGCTGTGAGGATGCCGCGTAGCTCAGCCATCACCCGTGCGCGTGCATCGTCGCTGCTGGTAATGCTGCGCACTTCCTTACGCTCGGTGAAGGCCGCTACCTCAGTTACTGTGCCCAGTGTCTTTAATGCCTGCACCTTAACGCTGTCTTTAGTATCTGCATCAAGGGCCACTTGTACCAGTCCTTGTATGACCAGGGAGCGGAGGGCTGCAGGGGTGCGATGTTTCTCCGCCTCTATTGCCAGTGTGTAAGCCTCTATCTCACGGACTATCCGGGGATCGCTGGCGATGCGATAAGGGTCATTGTTCAGGCTTGAGGGTTTAGCGTCGGGTTTGTAGGCTGTTCGGTATGCGTCAGCCTTCGTCGCTCCCATAGCGATAGCACGGGCAAAGTTCTTTTGTTTTGTGGTGAGTCCACCGGAGACGGTCTTACCTAATATCGCCTCTATCGGTAGTTCCTTAGCCGCTGACTCTAGGGTCTTGCGTGAGAGCTTCATAGGGGTGATGCTGTACTGGTGTTCTATACAGTATAGGGGAACAGGGGGAGAAGGCAAGGGGAACCGCTCTCGCTTCGCTCGTTGCGGGCGCGATCCTCTCCCGGCTGTTGCCCTGGTGCCATAGGCCGACCCTATCAGGCCAGCACATCCCATTGGAAAGTTTCACTTGCACCCTGCATGCTGGCTGGTAGGATTGCTCCCGTGCTGACAGATAGCACGCAACCCGGAGAACCTTACATGACTCTGATTCAAGCCCAGCAAAACTACATTGACCGCGTGATCCGTTGCCACCCCGGACACCAGCGCCGAGTCTCGCGTGCAGCATGGTCTGAGCTTTACCAGTGGGCAGAGGCACGCGGCATGGACGCTGCCGCTATCTGCAAGGATGCAAAGGACATGGCAAACCTTGAGCTGGAGTGCGACGAATGAGGCGCATCACCATCACCAAGTCTCGCGCTGGTCATTACTGGCTTACCGTACGCAACCCTGACGGCAGCTTACTGGTGCGTGAGATGTGCGACAACCTAACCGCCGCTCGTCGTGCTGCTGCACCTTACCGCATGCCCAGCGAAGCCGACTATCAGGCCGCCCTGGGCCCTTGTGGCCGCTAACCTGGGAACCTTACACCTTACCTATCCGCTGGGGCTTTCGGCCCCTATGGGATGCGCCAGTGCATCAAATCAGGAGATCAACATGACAACAAATCTTAGGGGCACAAAGTGAAAAAGCACGGAGGCATGTACTTTTGGTCTATCGGACCCTTTAAGGGTTCGGTCTACGTTAAAGCTGCTGCTCGCCCTAGGCTCGCCCTGGCGGCCGATGTGGCATTCGCATGCCTATTCGGGCTTGCACTTGGCGCCCTGGTGGGCTTTTCACTCTAAACAATCAGGAGAACCAAAATGCACTATCACGCTCACCTATCCCTTGTATCGTCCAACGCAAAGACAGGACCGATACCCGTTAGCACTACGGGCAAAGCAACCTGTCCCATTGACTGCGCCATGCGCGAGGGATGCTACGCAGCATCGGGCCCGCTAGCCCTGCATTGGAGTGCAGTGTCCGCCGGAACCCGTGGCACGGATTGGAGCGGGTTTGTATCCACCATCGCAACCCTGCCTGATGGCCAGCTCTGGAGACACAACCAAGCGGGTGACCTGCCCGGTGACGGCCACACTGTCGCCCCTGTCGCGCTGGGTGAGTTAGTCGCGGCCAATCGTGGAAAACGCGGGTTTACGTACAGTCACTACCGTGACGCTGACTCCCTCGCATGGATCAAACATGCAAACGAATGGGGCTTTACGGTCAATTTGTCTGCTAATGACCTGTATGACGCTGACACGCTGGCAGACACTCAAGCGGGCCCGGTCGTTGTGGTGCTACCGTCAACCCAAAACCAAAACACGGTAACCCCTAAAGGCCGCCGGGTTGTGGTTTGCCCTGCAACCCAGCGCGACGATGTGTCTTGCGCGAACTGTCTGTTATGCCAGCGTCAACGGGACGTGATCGTGGGGTTTCCCGCTCACGGCACCCGTAAGCGGGTGATTGATATCAAATTGGCCGCCTAAGGAGACACCTATGGTTCGCATCATTCATTCCAAAATTTTAGGCGGCTGGTTCATCGTTCGTGGTCCGCACCAGACCCCTATCGGTGGACGATTCGATTCGCGCGCTGCAGCGCTGGCGCACCTTAACTCTAGGGGTTGACCCATGAAGACCATGACCGCACGTTACCCTGGAAAGTGCGCCCGCACGGGGGCACCTATCCGCCCCGGCGACTTGATTGTTTACGCTGGCAAGGGTCGAGCCTATCTGTCCGACCTAATCCCGGCGATTGACCCGGACCTAGCCCTAGCCCGGTCGATTGACCCAGAACTAGCGGATGCGGACCCGGATGCTGCAGCGCATGCGGGCCGGTATCTGCGCCAGAGTCTGGAGCGGGGCGTATCGCATGTCTGGAATTCTGGCGGACGGGAATATTTTCGGAATCGTCGCGGGCGCTGTGAAGACGCTCCGTGCTGCGGATGCTGTAACGCTTAACCCAAAGGACTGACCATGCAAGCATTCTTGAAGACAGACAAGGGGCTTTTCAAAGCCTACAGACACGGGCTCGACTGGCAAATTGTCGGCCCCGGCTTTGAACGCTGGTTTTCTGTCTGGCAACACAATGTCAAGGGCTCGCTTATGCGGGCGCTGGACTCTGCACCGGGACAAAAACGGGATTGTCAGATTGTTTCCATGACGGAGGACTGAG